TGAGATGCGACGTGTTTCTTTCCGCTTGGATTCTACTCCCATTCCAGGGATGATACGTTGAACAACTCACTTAGCATTTAAGCTAAGCTTCTCTGCTGCAGATTATCTTCGAGAGACTTCCCTGCAATTAACGTCGTTTCGACATTAGATCGCTCTAATGAAGGGCACTACTTGTGCTAATCTTGATCCATTAAATCCAACCGCCATACCTGCGTATACACGGCTTCCTTGCTCAAATATTTTCTCATCATAATGTGTTTTTACCCAGTCGTCTACTAATGGAAAGACTCCATCAAAGGTGAAATCTAATACCTTTACACTCTTAAGCATATAAGGTGATAGAGTCAACGGTACCGGGAATACATATTGCTGACTCAATTGACTGTCAACAGGATAACGCGTAGTGGCTATTCCTCTTGTATTCTTTAAGTCTGCAAATGAAGTACAAGCTATATAGAAGAACTCTAGCCAAGAAAGAGTCTTTCTAATTGGACTTGTAGTATTATCTTTTATTATATCGAAGTCTAGTTCTATAGAAGCGAATTCTGCTCCATTCTTGCATATAGCAGGAAAGTCTTGCACACGGAAGAAAGGATCTTCCATCTTATCTATAGAAGCAGATAAGAACTCTACGTCATAGTATGCTAGTAAGTCTTTTTGTGTATCAGCTGGAAAGCATCTTCTATCATACAGATAGTCTATGAAGTTCTTGCTGAATTTTATTACTGTATCTTTAAACATTTTACATAGTAAATGGATCGGAACTCCTATATCTGTATACTTTTGCAGTCCTTTTCCAAGCTTCTTATTAGTCCATACGTGAGGAAGCATTACTATAAGCGAACTATTATCTACTGCTCTGGAAAGGATTTGCTTACGTCCTGTTCCTTTAGGTCCAAGATGTCTTCCTTTCATAAAGTTATAATAGTCGTTACATGCTTTCTGTACAAGACATTCTATATCACGAGTCTTTATATCTGCTCCCATAGACTGTTTATTTCCTATAGAAGCAAGAACATTACTATAACGTATTATATCTGCCAGCAAGACATTTATATCATTCACCAGCATTCTATTATCCTCGTCTTCATTACGATATGCTATTGGTATAACATATTGATGGTGCTTGAACATTTGATCCCGTGTAAACTTACTAATAGAAGATTTCATCTCCTTATTTGCATATTTACCGAACTCTTGTTGCCAAGCTTTTGTATCAATTTTATCCCAGTTATTGTAAAGGAAGCTGGGACCTCCTCCTACTATATCTCCTACTTCTGGTACATATTTCTCGTCACAGGGAGCTACTATACCTTTACGTATATAGAAGTCTCCACTACGACTGTTAGAAGTAGCACAAAGAGCAATAGATCTCTGTACTGTTCTGAATATAGCAACAAACAGAGGACGCATTACATAGCAATGTAGATTTATAAGAGCTGCTTTACTCTCTTTCTCATCGTCTGTAACGCCAAATATATCCTTACTGAATAAACCAGTAGGACTTGTTTTATCAGCACTATTTATAATTGGAAGCCCACGTCTTCTCAAATAGGCTTCATTATTCATAATTGTACCGTACACGTTTATTACCTCCTTATAATCTTGCTCCAGTTATCTTTGGCACTTTAAGCCAATTTGTACGACGCTTTTTAATTTCTTCTAATTGCGTCTTAAGTTCTTCGTTTTCTTCTTGAAGTTGCTTTATAATTTCTTTTCTATCTATATCGAATGGATCAGGATCAGGATTTGCCATATACGTTATATCTCCAAAGTCGAGTCTCTTATATCCTTCGTCATACGCTTTCTTACCAATTTTATTATCCATCTTACGAGCTTTTTCTATATCCATCTTTATACCTTCTGCTATATAGCTATCTTGCTTAGCTACAAACTTATCAAGTTGCTCTAGTTCTATAAGTTTATAGCACAACAGAGTAGGATCGTCTTCTACGAGATAAGTCATTTCATTAAGCAGATCGTTTACAGTCAAGTATTCAAGCTTAGGATGTTCAGGCGTACCTAGCTTGGAATCTCTGAAAATACGTAGTTTCGTAGCTATAGGAGATTCTTTTATAAGCTTTTCTATCTGAGCCTCTCTATGATCAAGTAGTTGCTGTACACTCATATCACGAGTATCAAACGGCTTCAGATTGCCGATAGCATCCATTTGCTCCTTAATAGTAATACCCGTAGTCTTAAGCTTATTCTTCATACTAGAGTTTGCCATCTTTCTGACAGCTACGGCAGTCTCTTCATCAAATAGCATACGCAGAGCATCGTTATATCTGTATTTAAACGTCTTATCTCCATAGTTATATACTTTCTTACTTCCATCTTTCTTAGTAATAGTCATAGTAAGATCATCTATATCTACGACGTCTCCTACTGCAACTTCCTTGTCCATAACTGCCTTAATATTAAGCATATTTTGACTACGATTTACTACTTTCATATCATTTTCTGTAAGCTGATTCTTACGAAGTCTATCAAGTATACGTAGTTCTTCATAAGATAGCCCATCTACTTCTGGACAGTATATCAAATTATGTCTATCCTTACGTTGTAGATGTAAGTTTGCTATACGAGACATATCCATCTTACGCTCTCTAGGATTTCCATATTTAAGACATAAATCTTCCAATGTCTTCAGATGATGAGCACGTAGCATATCATAAGTAAACTTCTTCATTCTTTCATCATACATCAACACATCTCTAGGATGCTCAGATTGTAATGCTTCTACAAAGAATTCTGGTACAAAGAAATTCAAACCATCTACCATAGTTTTAACGTGCTCTGCTTTTTCTGCTACTTCTATTTTTTCTAGATCTAGCATAGCAACTTCCATAGCTTCGTAATCTTGGTTTATCATATAATTTTGGCATATAGTAAATATAAGATCACTCATTTTAGCATAGCCTTCTTGTTCCTTTTCCATAGTAGTCTTAACAAAGATACTCTTTTTACACTTATCTATTATAGACTGCAAGTTAGGTTTTATCAGCATATTCTTTAAGAATTGAGGTATAAACTTTCTATCTATATGATATAGTAGTTTAGAAAGCATATACTTACTGCAACCCATACAGAATATAAAGCATAGTCTATCTAAGTCTCCATTAAGCATTTCTTCATAGTATTCAGTCTTAATAGCTTCATGATACATTTTGAAATATCCAAACTCACCAGATAATACCATAGTCATAATGGCCTCAAGTGGAGCTCTCATTTGATTAAGTGTTTCGTATATATCTGGTGGATCTTCATCCAGCTTAAGTGGTGGTATTATAAGAGTATCTAGGAAGTCGTCTAGTCCAGGCCAAGCCCGGTAAACGACATCCTTAATTATTTTGGTCATATGTTTCTTATCAACCCAAGGTGACCAATCTGGGTTATTAAACATTAAGCCTTCGCCTAAATCTTCAAAGCTCCCAGCCATGTAAATCATTCCTCCTTATTTATCAGTTATTCATTAGCTTTAGTTGCATGTGTAGACGCTGAGAATGGTCTTCCAGCTACACTATATCTATATACCATTTCACGTCCAGGTTCTAACATATAATTGAAATCTAGATTATGTATTGTCTTTTCATTTTCTCCTGGATTAAATGTAATAGGTTGGAATCCATATCCTCCACTAGCTCCAGCTTGTCTTATAAATATATCTTTAAGAACTATATTTTGGTATTCTCCACGTTGTAAATTATGCACTAGTTTTAAAATTCCATCAAGGTTCACTCCACCAGTAATATGAGTCTTATAAACTAATTCTACTTTAGGATTTTCTGGAGATAGTGTCACGCTATCAGTTTTAGCAACCATACCTTTAATTCTGTATTTATAAGATATCCTTCCACTCCATACTTGATTTATATTAGAAGATGTCTTTACCCAGAATCCAAATGTAGGTTTTACGTTAATCTGCCTATCTGTAAGAGCAAAGCTTGTAGTATCTAGATTTACGGTACTTCCAGCAGTATCAAGTTGTAGCATTTCTATTTCTGCATCGTGAGAAGAGTCAAAAGTCAAGTAGATCATACCAGCATCTTCGTCAAAAGTTACTTTATCAGCATTAAGCTTTAAATATTTACTAGATGATGTTCCACTTCCACTTCCGCCTGCTCCTGGTGTAGGAACTACAGGTATAGCTCCATTTGTATTAAAGCTATATACGTTTGATGTAATAGTACTTCCTATAAGTTCTACACTTATATCTACAGTTCCTCCTAGAGCTACTATTCTATCTGTATCTGTATTATCTATAGATACAAGTGTTCTATTAGGCAAGTTAGTAGAAATTCCACTTACGATAAAGTTTGTATTAGAAGAAGCCTGTTTAATTCTTACTACAAGTCCACTTTCATAGAAAGCTCCTAGAGTATCTCTGTCATAGATATAAAGCATAAGTTTTCCATTACGTATTTCATGTCTTTCTATAACAGCAGATTTAAGCGTATGAGCCTGTCTTGCAGTTATATATGGACTAAATAGTATTTCACCGTTTGTTCTCCATCTACCAAGTACAGCTGTATTGCTATCTACAGTATGTCCTAGATCTATATCTAGTCTAGTATTTCCTGCATTTATAGTAGAAGCGTGTCTACCAGTTATAATAGCATTATCTAGATCTGTAGAATTACGTATTTCATATAGCTCGAATTCTCCAGTATTAACTCCTCTAAAAGAAGCTACTACTTTAGAACCTTCTACTCTCAAGTCTGTAATATCATTTGTACTAACGTCTAGATTACTTCTTTGTATTATATGAAGTGCTTCAGACATACTTGTATGATACATGTCTGCTACATACATAGGGATAGTACCAAGTGGAAACTCTGCAGAAAGAGTACATCCAAATGGCAAAGTATCTTGTAGTCCTTTAATAGTATCCAAAACACCTTCTCTATCTAGATTTATAGTTATCTTTTTCTCAGCATCTGTAGTCAAACCAGTAAGAAGCCATCCATATACAGGTACAAAACCTTCATCTTTCTTATACTTACATACTTTAATAGCAGCACTACCGTTTGTAACTGCAGTAGCTGACTTAATTATCAATGTATTTCTATTCATAATATCCTACACCTCTCCATCTGTTATAAATCCTAATATAGAAGCAGTAGAAGCAGTCGGATTTACTCTAGTAAGTCTTATTTGTGGAACTTGATAAATATATTCACTCCATAGCTTCATCGGAGTACGCTTTTGTTCTCTTACCCTTACTCTAATACAATCTGTAGCTAGAAGAGTACTATGTCCATCAGCAGTTATATCAGATATACCGAATATCATTCCAGCTCCACTCATAGTAGCATATACTCTCTTAGTATTTCCTACTACATTAAATCTTTGATCAGGATCTACCATAGTAATTTCTACTAGATCTCCAGCTCTTAAGTCTGTAAATGTAAGACTGAATGAATCATCTCCTACATAGCAACTAGAAACTGCTGGAATAGGACTCTTACTTCCAGTATGTACATTAGGATCTGCTTCAGTACCAGGTCCACCCCATTCTCTAGGAACCCAATTAGGTAGATTTGGAATGTCCTTAAATCCATCTATACCTACTATATTATCAGGATATCCATCTAGTCCATTCCATCTCCATGGATATGGAAGAGTGTCTTTATCTATATTAGTACAGTTTTCAAATACTTTACTATAATTACTAATAGTATCAGACGCTCCTAAGAACTCAAATCCTTTAGTAAGTCCTGTACATCCAGAGAAAGCTTCTACTACAGACTCTAGTTTAGGACACTTAGTAAAGATATTTCCTATAACTTCTGTATTTACAAGAGTAGTTACATCCTTAGCAAACTTATTAGCAGAAACAGCCTTAGGAGCCTCTATAGTCTTAGGAAGCTTTACTATATTACTTCCCATAAACATTTCATCTAAATTACCTTCCAATATAGTAACGCTAAATCTGCTTAAATCAGTAGCGTCTACTGTATCTGTAGATTTATATGCTCTTATTCTATTATTAGTTAGGTATTCTTTAAATGCTCTTACATCTTTAAATACCCAGCTATTTACATCATACGTAGCAGGATAAGGTCTGTTAAGAGCATATCCTTGATATGGAACAGGTCCTATAGGATCTCCAAGAGACTTCTTAATGTATCCAGTAAAGTCTGCGTTTCTATGCTTCCAATATTCAGGATCTGCTAATAGTCCACTATCTTCAAACATTCCAGTAGCACTCTTCAGATTTATACTATTCTTAAATAGATCAGTTGCAGCTGGAGCGGTCGTCAAGTTCCTAGTATTAGCAAATGCCTCATTTATATTATTAACTCTAGGGATACCATCAAATAGCTCAGGAGATATATGATTGATCTTACTATTTTTATACAGATTATTAGCATTTATTACACCAGGTCCAGTAATAGTCTTTACTGTATCAGTATGCTCTACGCCTTCAAATAGTCCACTTATATCTGTAACAGAAGGATCAAATTCTATATTGATGTTTCTCCATAGCTCTGGTATTCTAGCATATATAGTAGGAATTGCAGCCTTAGCTTCTGCAAGAGTATTAAATCTGAATGTCAAGTTATCACTATCAGCATCATCACGTGTAAAATATGCCGTTCTATCATCTAGACTATTAGAGAATGTCTTACTCATCATCATAGCAGTAGTAATAAAGTCTATATAATCTACATCACTACGAGTTCTAAGGATCTGTTCAGGATGTTCTATAGGTTCTATAGCAACGTCTGGAGCCAGTTCTAATTCTCTAGTAGCTGGAGCAAATGTTATATTAGGTATATCATCAGCAGTCTTGTATTCTCTTACTTCTGAGTCTATGCATCTTGTACTTATAGTTCCACTAGCTATTTCAGGACATTCTATAATAAAGATATTATTAAGCGTACTATCTGCTATATTCTTATCATATCCTATCTTCTTAACGAATTTAATACTATATTTATTCGCATATATAACATGCGGAGTATTATCATCGTTATTAAAGAAGCTTATAGGTATTTTAAATCCTAGCGATACGCTTCTATTTGCAGCGTCTAATCCATCTATCTCTACAGTAATAGGATATCTACACGTTTTAGGTACTCTTATATAGAATGGACTATGCCAATCAAATATCTTTTCTATCTTAGTCTTCTCAATTACATCTATCATATCGTCATTTAGTCTGTCTATTTTACTTATGATGGCTGCATCTGAGATAGTTAAATCTTTATTTATAAGTAATGGAACGATTATATCTCTGAGATAGTTCTTAACTACTTCTTCAGACATAAGCAGTCCATTATTATTTTGAAATGGATTCATGATTCTATTAGTCCTCCTTTCTTGTAACTACTTTTATTACACCTAGGTTATTAGAGTTATCTATAAATCTTTCAAATAATCTAGTATATATTTCACCAGTTATTCCCTTAGGAATATAAAGGCTGCATGCAAATGTATATGGATTACCAGCTTTATTTATAACTCTAGCAGTCTTAGTCTTTTCTAATAGATCCATATTAAGATTAAAGCTTATAGTAGGATCTAGCAGATCTTCTACTATAATACTAGAAAGAACCAATCCATCGTCTGCAGTAACGTCTTTAAGCAATACTTCTATATTTATATCAGCTGTCTTTATAAGTCTGATTGTAATCTTTTCATTAGGATCGCTTATAGTATAGACGTCGCTATTATCAGCTGGGTTATTTTGCTTAGTAGATCTTATATTAGACTTTACATCAAATATAACGTTTTTATGCTTACTATAAAGAGTTCTACTAAAGTCTGCAAATAAATTACCATAGCTTTCTTCTGTAGTAAAATGACTTCTCTTATTGAATCTATTGTTACTATGTATAAGTCTATTAGTATTCTTTGGAGTAAATACTTGGTTACTAGGTTTCCATACAGCAAGCTCGCTCTTTACTCTAAGAGAAACTTCTACTGGAGCCTTAAACATTTCTCCTATATTCTTATACTTATTAGTATTAGTATTCATCCAGTTTCCAAATATAATAGTAGGCTTAAGCGTACCTTGGTCTTCATTCCATTCTAGCTTTATTTCTTCAAGTATCATACTAAGTACAGTATCATACGTATCCATATCTATAATAGGAAGAAGTAAGTCTACTTTACTTATTCTAGCACTTATATTAGTAACAGCCTCTACAGGAGTAGTACCGTTATTATACTTTACAGCTATAATAAAATCCAGTATCTCTTTCTCTCTAAGAGGCTCACTATCAAAATCACTATCTGTTTCTAATAGAGGAAGCTCTACGCTTATATTAGGAGTCGTAGGATCTATTACAGCTATCGTAGCAGATACATCCTCACTATATCTATCGTAGTGAGTCTTTTTACTTACTTCAAGTAATTCATTTCTAGTAACTACATTGCTCTTTAGAAGCTCTACAGAAGCCTTTATTTGCTCAATCATATTCTGTGTATCAGCACTAAGCTGAGTTATAGACGGTGCCTCACTGTAGTAGTATGATACGTCTTTGCCCGTACCTTTAATTCTTACTTGTGTATCTCTTGTAAAAGAAAATGAAAGCATTTGATTTTCAGTAAGTACAAACGTTCCTTCTCCTACAATAGAAAAAAAGACAGAATCTTTTGATTTGTTTTGTATTACAAAATATGCTCCTTCCGGAACATCTATAACATCGTTATTGGTAACTATGTCCTTATGTACAGGAGTTATACTATAATTATGAACAGGATTTACGTCAAAAGATGTATATGTAAATACACCACCAAGCTGTTCTTCAAACCATAGATAACTTCCTTTCTTAATACGACCATTCCAAGTGTTAGGACCACTAAGAACAAATACTCCATTATTATTAGTAGGTGCTACATCTGTATCTGTAAAAGCAAGTCTAACTATACTGTTTTTAATAGCAGAAGTGTTTTGTACAAATACCATTTGGTCCATAGTAGTACTAAGGACGACTTTTTTCCAAGCCATGGAAATACCTCCCTTTTATTCGAATTTTAACAGAAAGATTGTCTCCTATCTCCCAGGGTAGACAATAAAGAAAAAAAAAGAGAAGATTATTTCTTCTCTCTTCTTCTTTTTATAACTTGGCTTTTTAACCAAGTTATTAAAATGAATGTTAGGAATACTGTTACTAGTACTCCTAAAACAAATGCTCTTAAAGGAACTGACATGTTTTCAGCTCCCTTAACTATTGTAAATATTCCTATCATTAAGACTGCTGCAAATAACCCTAATAACACATTATTTAATTTTTTAACCATTTTGAATACCTCCATTATTTTATATTACTCCTATATAATATATAACTAAAAATTCGTTAAAAAAAATATAAGATCCCTTTTATCGGGATCCTATATCTATTGATTATTATTATATAATGAATTGAGTAATCCTAATTTAAATGGATTTATTACTCCCACATTTCCATCTATATGATCTTGCTCACTTATCTCTTTAGCAGCTCTCATATTATCTTCATTAAGACTTACTAAGTTAGCCTCTATCATTATTCTTTCAGTATAAGCTATATCTAGTCCATAGACATCTACACAAGCTTCTATTATCTTATATGGATCAGCAAATGAGTCACTTACCCATACCGTAGTTATAACACCATTCTCATTCTCATCAAGCAAGAATTTAAACCACGCTCCAAGATTTCTTATATCTATAATCTTTTCTTCCAGCTTTTTCTTATCTTTAAAGTATCTTCCTATATAATAGCTCTCAGGATACTTATCGTCAAAAGACAGTACAAATAGATTAAATCCATCTTCTATATCTGCAATAGCTCTGTTAAAGAAAGATATATTGACTCTAAACATAAGATCTACATATTTACTATTAAACAGCCATTCCCAAGCATCATTAGTAATAAGACTGTGTTTCTTACTTATTATAAGCTTGTCATAGTCGTCTATAGAAACTGGACTACGTTCTATATCACTTATAAAGTACATATCTCCATTAGAAGCATATTTCATACTATAAAGATACATATCATTATTAAAAGCAGATTCTACCAGTATACGAAAGTGCTCTCTATCTTCTTCACTCATATGCTGTCTAAGCTGATTATAGATGTCTACGGCTATAAGATCATAACTGAATAGTACGTCATTCGGTCTCAAGAAGACTACTTGCTTCATATCATTCATAAATATCCACCTTTTCTATCTTAATAAACAGTCCAAGTATCCACTTAATAGGTTTTATTATAATGAAATATATTATAAGTCCAGCTATAGCAAGTGGATATCCAACACAATATATAAGAAGTTTACCAAATAAGTCTCTTAAAAACATCAATATCGTAAATAATATAATACACCATACTCTTAAGAATAATGGAAATACTGCTGTCTTTCTGTATAAGTATTCTCTTTCATTCATATTTATCTCCTTTTACTTCTGTTCTTTTCTGCAAGAGCAAACTCTTCATCTGGTCTATATCCATAGTAATAATATGTATATATAACCTCTGGTATAGTATAATAGTATACATGACTATACATATCGCTATATATATCTTCTTTCTTCTTCTTCCAATGATTAGCAACTACTTTAGGAAAACTACTATCGAGTCCTTCAAATACATATCCAGCCTTTCCTCCAATACGTGCTACTCTACTTATATTCTGCATATAAGAAGATATACCAAAGTTAAACTCTAAGAATATAAGTATTCTTAATCTCTTATT